ATATTATTTATTATAATTCGAAGATTAAATTATTTATTATTACTAGTCGTGTGAATTCGTTACTTAGACGGACTGCGCGACACAGTAATAATAATCATTAAAAACTGTTTTGTCTTTCACACTGCGGCTCATTTTTGCGGTGGAAAAGCCTTCGGATTCCGAGGCTTTCGCGATTGTATTCCACGTTTTGAGGACTTGATTCGAACCTACTAACCGCTTTTCCACCTTCTTGCCTGTGGTTGAAAGTTGGACGCCGATAATGGGATTTGCGCCTTGTTCTTGGATAACGGACTGTTTCAATTCGGTATAACTTTGACGTAAACCCAGTCCGTAATACCCTTCATTCGAATTATTTTCCGACCAAATCGTCGCCTTAAGTGCGTTCGGGCACGCATTGAGATAGGTCTTCAGGTTCTTCATGTCGTTTTCGCTTTATGGATGTAAAGCGGTTTTTATGAAAACGCATTTTTTATAAAATTTAATTAGACCATGTATAACTGAACGATTGATGCGGTGGATATTTGCTTTTAATAAACGAATGCGTATTTATGAAAAGCGACTGGTATGATTATAGTCGCTTTTATAAATAAAAAGTAAGATTATGAAAGTGATGGGTTAAAACGGTCGTCGCTTTTATACAAAAAAGCGAAAAATAGGGGGTGGGGAGGGTAAAATGCTAATTTTGGCAAACCGCTCTATAATATTATAGAGCGGTTTCTATTGAATGCTAATTTATCCATCTTGCTACCCCGAATTGCGAAGCGCTTTTCCCTCACCACTTGCTCTTCTTGACGTTAATCTTCGGCGCCTTACTATTTTTCGCAGCATTAGGGTCATACGACTGCTCGCCTTCATCATCAGAACCGAGATTTTTCGATATTTCCCAGAACTCCTTACTGCCCAGCTTGAAAGGCCCGTGCTGTTGCGCCTTATACCAGAAGATTTGGTCTTGTAATTTGTTCGATTTCGCGTTGTTATTGATGACGAGACACTCATAATTCTCGGTACACTGGTCCATGACCTGAGTAAAGCTCTCAAATGTGGGGAACATACCAGCATAGTTATCGTAGATTCGCTTACGATTCGCAATATATGGCTCGCGGAGAATAAAAACGTAGTCGATATTGGTGCGGAGATTTGGAGGGATACCAAGGGGATATTGCATTGTGATGACTAACATGATTTTCCAATGACGCCCATTCATGAAGAGGAGGCGCATCATCACGTCCTTCGTCCATTTGTTATCATACAGACAATCATCCAAAACGACGAATGTACGAGGGTCAATGGATGATTTCTTGTATGTATCCATATCCTTTTTGACCTGCTTTAACACTGCTTTTTGGCGCTTAAGAATATTTTCTATGATTGCTGTGTTGTATGCGTCATGGATGAAGAGTTTTGGAACATGGGCTGCGAAGAACCCGTTACCTGCTTCTGTTCCTGAGATGACGGTTCCAATCGGAATATCCTGATGGTGAAACATAAGGTCCTGCACGAGGAAACTTTTGCCGGTATCACGACGTCCAATGAGAACGATTACAGGCCCCTTATTTTCGTCAGGTCGAAAACTGATGGCTTTCATATCGAACTTAGCGAGTTCTAAATTCATGGTGATGTATGCACAGAGAACACCGAATGAATGGAATGGAATGGAGTGGAATGGAATGTAATAAAAATGGAATATATTATTTTTATGACATTTACACGAATCGAATGAAATGGAACGCCCGTTTAAATCGAATATAAAACTTCTAGGTATCAATCATATTACATTTAGGAACAAATATGTCTTCTTCGCCTACGTCTACGTCTACGCCATCGAAATCCACTGCATCCACTACATTTCAACTTCATTACCGAAAACATAAATATACACCGGATACAATTGAACCCGCATTATTGTATGATATCCAGAATTATATTCCGATTTACTCGCGATTCTTCGATATCAATGAAACCAACTATAATGGAATCCAGTTGAATCAAAAGTATTATTTACAAAACATTATTTCACATCCATCGCAAATTATGGAGAGTGGGCGTGACGACCGGGATGACGAAAGGAACTACCAGGACGACCGCGACATGAGTCGCTCTCTGAACCATTTGGAAACAATCATTGCTGACGATAATGGCAACACGAGTAATGTCCCTATATTTGTGAAGTATTCGCCATTGCTGGACCCTATCCGATACCTCTCTGGAAAGTATCAGGTTCAGGAGAATAAGACGCGCACACTTCCTAAATACAATTCTACACCTGACGATTGTGAAGAGAAGATGTTGAATACAAACAATACATCCTATGTTGATGGGTTCTTCTCGTATTTGACGAGCCGCGCACTTCATACACACGGAGTGGTACACGGAGTGGACTATTACGGTAGTTATCTGTGTAAACAACGCGAATTTTCCACGAATGTCTTCGACGACATCGATTACTTGGTCGGGTGCTCTTTTTTCAATAACTATGAAAACGACCTTTTCACAATTGACTACTCTCAATTCGGGGATGATATCGAAGGCGACCTCTCGGATGTGAATATGAATAAGATGATGAAGATTCGCAACAAAATGAAATCAATGATTGGACCAACTGGTCAAGACAGTTATCTACAAACCGGCGATGATTATCATAGTATGAAAAACCGTATCAACATATTGGACCATATTTCCGAGTCCGAGTCGGGGATATGCGATGATACGGTTACGATTGAACCGGAACACCCGCTATCCCTTGATGTATCTGTGCTGGATACTGAGAAGATTGACCGTATCCAAAGCGATACAAACGCAGACGCCCCCGAAGTAGTCGACCTAGTCGTGAATGATGAAACCGATACGATTTCAAGTGTTGCATTACACCCCAAAAAACAAACAAGAGACCATGATGAAATGAGTGATAGTGATTCATCACAGTCAAACTCGTCGTATACTACAATGAGCAATGACGACGACCACGACGACCTCAATCCAGAGAATTCAATTCAAGTGGATGATACGTCATTTGCAAAAGAAGACGAGGGCAAAGGCGATGGCGATGAGAGCGGGAGCGGGAGCGGGAGCGGTAGTGAAACCGGCGACGACGACACTGGAAGCGGCAGCGGCGACGACTCCGGAAGCTACAGCGACAGCGCGAGTTATGACAGCGACGACGAACAAATCATCGTGAAAATCAAAGACTTCCCGATTCAAGCCATCCTCCTTGAAAAGTGCGTAAGCACACTTGACCGTATTATGATGACCGATGAACTAACGAAAGAAGAGTGGTCGTCGATTCTATTCCAAATCATTATGACGCTTATCATGTATCAAAAAATGTTCGAGTTCACGCATAACGACCTGCATACCAATAATGTAATGTTCGTTGAAACGACCGAGGAGTTCCTTTATTACTTCTACGAAGACCAGTATTATAAGGTCCCCACATACGGCCGCATTTTCAAAATCATCGATTTCGGTCGTGCAATCTACAAATTCAGAGGCGAACTCATTTGTAGCGACAGTTTCCACCCGAAAGGCGACGCTGCCACGCAGTACAACTTCCCACCCTATTATAACCCCGACAAACCAACAGTTGAACCCAATTTCAGTTTCGATTTATGCCGGTTTGCATGCGCGCTCTTCGATTATTTCATCTACGATTTGCGTAAAGTGGAAAAACTGTGCAAATCTGACCCGATTATCAAGTTGGTCGTAAAATGGACGACGGATGACAAGGGGCGCAATGTGCTTTACAAATCGAATGGTGAAGAGAGGTATCCTGATTTCAAACTGTATAAGATGATTTCGCGGTCAGTTCATGGCCACATTCCGTCGAACGAGATTCATAATCCGCTCTTTGATACGTATAAGATAACGCATAAAAAATATAAGAAGCATGCGGCCCTTGCAGCGAAATTCTTGAAAGATGGTCGAAATACGCATATTATTATGAATGTCGATGCGCTCCCTAGTTATTCTGGCGGCGGCTCTGGCTGTTCAGAAACATCGCACGGTGAGCCGGAACTCCATTCTTCGCAATAAACTCAATTTGACGCATCGTCCATCCCATACTGCATCCAGAATGACCGGTTTCCATGTTATCGCCGACAAGTGTAACAATCCGGTCCTCGCCATAACTGAACTGGAAACCATAGTTGGAGGGTGGGCTGTATTGTGAGAGGTGCTTCCAAACATTGATTTCCTTGGCGCGGACTTCAGGTAATTGGCCGACCCGAAGAATTGAGCGCATTCCGTCACGAACCATGTCTTCGGACCATTTGTCGTTGAAATAAGAGAGGTCGCACTGATTGACGGAGTCCAAGGTAAGAGGCCAGTATTCTTCATTGGCGGCGGCGGTGACGGGAGGGCGTTCCATGTGAACGGAAACGTGTTCAGGGGCGACGGCGGTGGCGATAGACATTACACGAATGAATGAATCATGCATCCGATATATCATAAACATAATCTTTCAATTTTATGTTTATGTGGCGAAATATTAGTATTCTAATCGTACAGTTCTCGTTATTTATTTATCGTCATTGTATATAAAATGGCACGTGATACGATTAAAATCGAAGGGGTTACATATGATATCACCGATTTTAAGCATCCCGGTGGAAATATTATTCAGTATGCCAAGAATTCACCTGATGCAACTGAAATATTTCGCGAGTTTCATCATCGGTCAGAGAAAGCCAGTAAGATTCTTCGGTCATTGCCTGTCTATAATAAGGACGGCGGCGACGGCGATGACATCGACGCCGGTGAAGGCAACGAACGTTCGCATATGCTCACTGAGCGCCAGCAAGAAATGACAACGGACTTCCGAGAGATGCGCGCGAACCTCGTCAACCAAGGATGCTTTGAACCTGATTACATTCATGTTTATTTCCGTTTATTAGAACTCGCCTTTTACTTTGGTCTAGGAACATGGTTCGCCTCTTATAACATCTACGCATCCATTCTCTCGTTCATCGCATTTAAAACCCGCTGCGGTTGGGTGCAACACGAATGTGGACATCTGAGTTTCACGGGTATCCGCCCGATTGACCGCACAATCCAGACCTTTGCAATGGGGTTCGGTGGTGGAGTAAGTTCGTCGGTATGGAATTCCATGCATCAGAAACACCATGCAACACCGCAAAAAATCAAACACGATATTGATTTAGATACTACACCATTCGTCGCATTTTTTAATCGCGCATTCGAAGAGAATACGAATGGAAAAGTGGCTGCGCGATTTATGAATCGATGGTGGATGCGATTGCAGGCGTGGACATTTTTGCCCATTGTAAACGG